TAACAGACATATCGATCCAAGGGGTAAACTCGCATCTTCCCATAGATCGGATCAGGCCAACATACAAGAGCGTTGCCGGAAACGATCAAGTGCTTAATCGCCTCAAAGGTCTGGATGCGTATGGCAGAAGTCTCAATCTCACGCATGACTGCACGTTCAGCTCGGCTCATTGCTTCGTCAATCTGTCCCTTGGATGCTTCCCGTGCTAGCTCGGCCTTCACGGTGTCATCCATGATGAGCTTAAAGAACGGGGCATTCGGTGGCATCAGGGTCAGCAATAGCTTTGCCGCAAGATGATTTACTCCACGGGCTCCAAGGCTCTGATACGGGGTCTTGAAGTTGGTTGCAGAAGTAGATCCTTCTTGTGGGTAAAGGGTCGGGATGGTGAGTTCCGAGCATTTCCTCGCCCGTTCAAGAAACGGGTTCCGCGCTGTGGCACCCTTTTCATAACGTGCCCTGAGACTTTTCTTTTCCATCAAGTCCTAGCGTAGCCGATATTGAGTCCTGATTTAGCTGGGCCTGTCGGGATGGATAGGCCTTTCGGAGTCAGCGTGTCACGCCGCATCCGTGTAGAGCGTTGGGTTTGAGCCGCAGTCTTGAGAGTAGGGCCACCACTCTCATCCTTCATTTCATTAGCCATGGCAACATCTTCTTCCATTTCCTGTTTGATTTGTTGCTCTTTTTGCTCGGCTAACGCTTTTTCCTGCGCCTTTCTTTGTTTTTCTTGCGCTTCTTTAGCATCTTTCCGGCCTTCTTCAGCCTGATATGCTCCATAGACGGCCGCCGTCGCACCGACTACTGCCGCAACCGTAGTAACTGCACCCATGTTATTCCTTTTGCATTTGTTTCAGCTTCCAAACCACCGAAGCCTGTCCCGCTTTAAACCAGATTTCACGGTCATCTTCATCAATATGAGGGCACCTGTTCGGGTAGAGCCGATCAAGTTCCTCAAGTAAATGATCTTGTATCCCCCAATCTAAGCCGGGAAGAAGCTTCTTGGTTTTAAACATTCTTTTTGGTGTCTGACAGAAGTGAGAACATGCTAGCACGGTTTTCTAGGTTAAAAGTCTTGAGGCTGTAACTGGTTTCAGCCCACCAATCAACGACGTTAAAGACGGGGCATAAGGATGAGGTGTCGGTACGGTTGTGCCCGCAGACATCCGCTTCAGGATAAACTCGGACGAGGTAACAGCATAGATGCGTCAATGAGGTCATCTGCGCGGCAGTATAATCAGGGGATTTGGCTTCGCCTTTGACGTTCCCGCCTCCGATCAGACAGATGCCGATACTGTCATGATCCCGCCCCTTGCAATGGTTTCCTATCGCATGAAGCGGACGGCCTAGCTCAATGATCCCGTTTCTCCTGATCACATAATGGTAGCCAACATCCACGCACCCCTGCCGCATGTGCAGAGAGCGCATGAACTCCACGCCGTCATCATCATTGGGCTTGGTGAGTGAGCTGTGGATGACGATCAGGTTCGTCTCTTCGCGCTCTTTCCAATCCGGGCCGTAAGAGAATTTAGTCACTAATCTGCACCTCTTTGATGTCCCATGACTTCCCAGCCCTGCGGACCAGAAAGAACTTAAACCAAGGAAATGCCTGAGCCGCGACCTTGAGCTTGACGTTGGCATCATCACGCATGAAACCCTTGCACTCATGGATCTCAAAGCGGTCTTTTTTAATCACCAGAAAGTCCGGCTTGTAAAAAGTTTTAAACGCCAGCCGCAGTCCCATGGGCTCGTAGCGGTAGTCCACGATTTCCTCAGCCATCTTGAGAAGCTGAAGGTAGTTCCCGTAATCCCTTTCAAGCTTGTTCTGCTTATTGGGGTCATAGAATTGTGGTTTCATTCGATCCTTTTGAATTTGTGCATGGGAATGATCACGCACGGTTCTTTATCCTGCGGATCGTTACGGTCAAATCTGCCGATGATTCCAATCCTGACATGCTCATTTCGGTTTGAGAAAACGCACCGATACAGCTCTGTCGTATCTTCAAAGTCGCTGTTCAGCTCAATGTATAACCAGAACGAAAGCCCTGTGTGGTCGCAGAATCTAATACCTGATTCGTATTTGTGATAGGACAGCCGGAAGCCTCCCCATTCTTCTAGCTGAGAATAGGAAACATGCCGACGCTTGTATTCTCCGCAAGCGATAGCATGTCCATGATCATCAAAAAACAGGTAATCCCACGGGTAATATTTCGGCGTCATGAACGCGTCAACATCCCCAAATTTTTCGGAGATTCTACGACGCACGGCCTCTTGATTCTGCCAATGGCTGTGCGTCTCGTAGGTAGGCCGCATCAGAAGGGCTCGTCTTCTTTGCGGATCTCTGGCTGTGGTATGTCAGGCTTCTTTTCCTTCGGAGCCAAGAAGAGATTGAAGTCTGGATCGTTGTCTTTTTCTTTAAAACTGTTCCTGAAAATTAGGAGCTTCGCGGTGCCAAGGCTTCCGCTGTAATACAATTCACCTTTGTTCGTGGTGTTTTCCCACAAACCCGTTAGTTTCACTTTTTTATCTTCCATGATTAACTAAAGAGATACTTGGATTCTAAGACTGCGGATAGATTCAGGTCACCTCTGGTTGGTGCGGCAGGGAGAGCGGGGCCGTACCTTTCAAGCTGGCGCTTAAAGTTATCCAAGAGGTCTGGGGTGTGGAGTTCTACAAATTGTTTGCGGAGCTGGTAGCTCAAACGCGGTGCGTTGGAAGCATGAACCGCAAAGCAATCGTGGATCGTCATCTGATCCTTAATGCCCTGATCGGCGCATGCTAGCACCGTCTCGGTGAGGTGGCTGGCGTCTAGGCTGTGGATAAAGTTAGGGCTAGAGCCTTGGACCGCACGCTGTTTGTGGATCTTGTCTGTTTCATTCGGGAATCGCATCGCAATAAAAGTCCCATCAAGCACCGTCGTTGTGCGTCGGGCCGATACCTTAAGGTAGTTCTGAAGCACCCTGAAACCTGATGGGGTTTGCCATGTGAGAGGAAGGCCTGCGTCAGCGTAAGTGCGGGCGGCGTCTCGTATCCAATCCATTGTTTGATTTGCACACTTCATCACTTTATCAATCGCCTTCATGATCTTGCCTGCAAGGTAGCCGGATTCCTTCCAGCATGTAGGCCTCAAACCTTTGTTAGCCCACGGTATCGCCTTGCCTGCGGCATGTCCTTCTTGGATCTGATCGCTGACGTAGAGCCTCATTGCAGAGAGCGTCCCGCCGTATGGGATAATCATTACGGAACGCTTTACGGTCTTCCGGGTTATCCCCCAATCCATCCATCCCCGTGCGATGCTGTTCCCCTGATGTGCATCATCCTGAACCATGGCTTTACACTCATTCGCCACCGCCTGATAAATATCCTGCGGCTGATCTGACGGGGTTAGGTTGGTCAGCTCGGCACCGATAGGGTCAAGCATCAGGGCGCTGAAATGCTGAAGACCATTGTTACTGCCATCCATCTGTACCGGGAGATGGGAATAGAAACTGTTTCCTTCCTTGATGTAGTTCGCCCACTCAAAACAGAAGGCGAGAAACTGAAACGGCTTGTCGGCTTCCTGCCAGTATTCGTAATCAAGCGGGGTTTCCGCGCACTTGACGATGTGTTCTTCAATCTCTTTAACCCAGAGGTGTCTGTCGTCTAGTGAAATTTTGTCGTTCCCATACATGGCCGCGCCGTGTGAGGCCAGCATGATCTCGGCAGGCTTGGATGTGATGGGGATGCCTTTCCAGAACTTCAGGAGTGATCTTGAAAAGTCTGGGCCCTGTGGACTGAGCGGGCTGTAAGCAGGGTATTTTCTTCCACGGAAGTCAGAGTAATAAACGTAATAAAAAGCACGGTCACGGTAGCTTCTCGCAGTCTGCATGCATTGAATGAGGTGCAGTCTGAGACTCCGATCCGTCGCATTCTGTTCTCGGATCTTCCGGGCGAGCAATGAATACTCTTTCAGAACTTCGCGCTGGGCGTCGGTCATCTGATCTTTCGGAATCCTCTCCGAAAAAGGACTCTCTGGGACAGGGGTTTCTGATCCGGGTAGCCCTGCGATCTTCAGGTCGCGCTCCATACATTCTTCAATCACTCCGGCAAGGTCTTGATTCAAAGCCCACTTGGTTTTCTGAAGCGTGTTCAGGCAATGGTATTCCTTGGGTTGGTGAATCGCGTCAGCATCCTTGAGATACTTAGTCGCGTTCAGTTTTATTGCAGGGAAGCGGAGTGCTTCGGTGTAATATCCACCTCGGTAAACGCCTTCCCAATTCCGGGGCTTGATTAAAGTCGGCGGGGTGAGAGATGAGCGCATTGATTCTTCCTCAATGAGCTCCTTCATCCATGAGATTGCGGAGTCTGTGAGGCGTGCGTATTTTCTCATCTGTTTGCCCACCCCTAAAGCGGGGAACTCGACCAGCCCTGTCCTTAGACGCATGCAATGAAGCAGGAATATACCTAGCTCCTGTTTGGTTTTGAGATTCCATGTATCCCATTCAATCCCGCCAGCCTTAGCCGCTTTTAAAAGCTTTGTGCGTCGGTGCCCTCGGCCCTTGGCCTGCCTGTTTGTGATTTCTCTGGCGGCATAAAGAAGATTCTTCTCAGCCTTTTTGAATGCTAGCATCCGTGCATGATCTTCAACATGGCTCGCAACCTTGCGGCAGAGCTGATCGTAGTAGCATTCGTTGGCAAAAGATCCGTAGCTCAACAAATCAAGGCACGTCTTGATGGTTAGATATGCCGCGGTCTGTGGGTCCACGCCCTGTTCTTCTAGGAACCTTGAGTACCTTGCCGGGAGTCCGACCATGGCTTTACGCCTAAGTCTGATCTCTGCGGCGATAACCCGGACAGCCTCACCCATAATCTTGCGGCTGTTCTGGTTCGTCGATCCGATTTTATTCTGGGAATTTTTGAGAGTTTTCTTGTGTAATTTCTCGGTGGACTGACGCCACGCGGCGTTTTCTAGGGCTCTTTGTTTGCGTAGCGTTGCCATAAATACCCCTCAAGCCACCTTCGCTATTGAATCGCTTATGAAGACCAGCTTATCGGTTAGGCGTACTTGTGGATTCCTGCGGGAACGAGCTAGCAGGAAGAGGAGAGCGTGCCTTTGGACTTGAGGGAGTATCATTTATTGGGACTCGTAGTATCGTTTTTTGGCCTCGTCGATCATCTCCTGAGTGATTTCAGTCTTGGATCTCTTGGCTCGTTTAGTGTTCTTCGCGTACTTTGTTTTCCTAAAATTGCGCTGTTCTTCAGGAATAATTTCTGTAAACAACTCATTGAGTTTCATCAGCCGATCTTCCATCAAGCCTCAACGGTTACATCTTTAGCGACCTGACCTGAACCATCACCGACGATCAGAGGAATCTGTTTATTTGATTTTTCGGATTTTTCATTGGGGCTTTTTTCGGATTTTTCCAATTTTTCCGGGCCCAAATTTTTTCCCGAAAACTTTTCGTTTAATTCATCCGCGCTGTTATCCTCTTCAGCCTCGGTGCCGTGGACGTATTCCCACTCTTTGCTGTCAAGATTCAAAGCGAATCCTGATCCCCCGGCTTCGGCCTTGTTGACTGCGGTTTCCAGCTTCTCGTTACCTGTGGGAAGGTTCTTGAGCAAGCGCCGTAGAACCGTCTTTCGTGCCATCTCTTCATAGTCTGTCTTCCATGGGCCGGAGTTGCCGCTCTTGGATCGGGCCTTGATCTTGTCGATTTTGGCTCGGCTCATATACTCGAAATAAACCTCTTCTTCGCCTTTGATCTTGGCGCAGGCATAACAACCAATCAGTTTGCCGGGGTTCTCATCATCGATATTCGGGACGTGTTCAACACGGGGATTGTCAGACCCTTCAATAATCTTAAAATGGTGATCGGTGTCATAAACAGGCTTACTCCAAATCTTCGTGAAATGGCCGGACTGCATCGCCAGTTTCATCAACCCCTTGTATCCGGGTTGAAGCTGGCACTTATTACCGTAAGGGACTAGGTAGGCAAGACCCTCAATACTGTTTGGAACAAGTCCCATACTGCATGCTTCCATGACGCTCTGAAGGATGGAGCCCTTGGAGCATTTCATGATCGCAGGGTTTTTCTGCACTTCGGTCAAAACGATCCGCTGAACCTTCTGCGGGCTGATGTGTGCCGGGAGAAGGGGAGCCATTTCAGGCTGTAATAAAACTAAATCTTTTTTAAGTTCTGCTTTTTCCATTTACACCTCTTTATTTTGCAAATTGATCTAATATTTTTTGTTGTTGTAAACAAAGTTTTTTGTAACCTTTAAGTTCAATTTTCAACAACCTAATTTCCTCTCGCAAATTAATGGGCACATAAGTCTCAGCTTCAAATTCAGCCATAATTTTTATTAATATATTTTTGGCTTTTGGGTTTGGCTCCCATTTATCCAATTCCCAACCGCTGATTGTAGAAAATCCAACTCCAATTTCATCGCCAAGTTCTTTCCTTGATAACCCGCGGTCTAATCTAAATTTTTTTATTTTTGCTCCTGTTAATTCCATTATATCTCCTTAAATGCCCACCTCGGCAGGCTGATTTCCTCAATGATGGGGCTGTATCCGCTGAATTTATTTTCAATCGGAGCGTTCCTATATTTTGCGTATTTTCTGAGGTCTGCTTGCGAGTGCATAAAACCCTCGGCCAGACTTCCCTCGTCTAAGGTGTAACACGCAACACCGTGCGGTGGCTGACTCTCCACACACACAAAAACAAACTTGGCTCTGACGCCTGAAACCATCTCCCAGCCTCGCAGATACCATGCGGCTTGGACGTGGTAACGATAGTTCGCAATGCTCTTGGCAAAATTATCGGTGCTAGCATCCGCGGTGGATTTAAGATCAACCAGCACCTCTCGG